ATTTTGGAAGGTTCCCCCTTGTAATTAATAATTTTGTCACATGAATTTACTTAACTGACGCCTTTTTGTACGGTTTTGGAGCCATACCGGGACGAGGAGATTTCTTCACAGACGCCGGCTTGGACGGCTTCTTTACGGGCTTGGGTTTTTTCATAGGCTTTTTACAGTGCATTTAATATAAAAAATAAAAATATTCCCGAGTTGTAATGCACGAGAATTTAATAATCTCAAGTGCTGAAGAACAACAAATGAATCGTAGACAAAAGTTAGTAATCCATTGTGGTAGTTGGTGGATAATTGGATCTACTATCTTTTGGTTAGGATGGTATTATTTAAAGTACAAATTTATATTATACAGTGCTATTACTATCACATCATTGCCTATTGTTTTAATCGCATTGTTTACTTTTTCTTGACGACCTTGATCCATACTTCATCGGGCTTTATGTCTTCCTTTTTAGGAGGACTGTCTTCCTTCTTGTAGACGTCGATCATGTTGCCATCGTCGTCGAACACGCCGACTACACCGTCGAATTCTATTGTACCAGCTTGAGAGTCAGTCCAGTTCATGATTGCTTTGTAATATTAGATTATTTGTTCTTTAGGCAAGGAACAGTTTGCTTAGTGATACATACAAAAGTACAGCGACATCAGAAAAGATTCGTTTAAATTCAATTGTTCGAAATAATTAATGTTTCGCACTTTGTGTACATGATACATTTGCAAAAAATGGTATTTAAATTCTTCAATATTAAAATCATCGAAAGAAAGGGTTTCGAAAGCTTTTGACAACATGGGCCACGCCGGATGATTTTCATGATCTATCTTATTCTCTTTCGTCCAATTTTTGTTTATAGGTAGTACAATGATGGGAACAGATTCATTAAACTCTGGATGTAAACACTCGATCATATTTATGTTTTTTTCAAATTTTGAATATTCACTTTGAGAAAATTTACATTTAGAATCTTTCAAAATGCTTATAATTGATTTAAATTCATTTGTCACGTCCATATAAAATCAAGGTATAAATTTTCTTAAATTGGCTTTTGGAGATCCAGCACAGTGATATATAAACTCCACATTTGGATTAACTTTATTTAGACTGTGTCCATTCTGAACAATTTGGGAATTCCATACAAGACAAGAATCGTTATACTTTCTTTTGATCAAACGAGACATAACTCCTTGTTCATAACACTTTCCTTGTGCCCAAGGTCCGTTTAATGTTTTATTGTCTTTTTTGAAACACTGTTTACAATCAAAAGTGTTTAAACATTCTCGTAAAAATGATTTTCCAATATCACTCGATTTAATAATAAAAACTCCAGCGCATAGATTATTTTGAAACAACGAATAATAATTGTCAACACCAATGAAAATGTCGAATTTCATGTCCAAAAATTTTTCAATACGATTCTCTAGATTTACAAATACTGCATCGCTATCCATCCATAATACATAATCATATTGATCACTTTGCAAAACGCGCATACATTGTTCTATTTTATACCAATATGGACTTTTACTCGCACATTCTTGATTATCGAATTCATTTTTAAAATATGAATATTCGTTTCTATCACAATATTGTTTTACATTGTATTTGTGTATTCTGTAATATTCATTATCCATTCTATCTTCATATGTTACAACTGCTATTTTCTTTTTAGAAACACCACGCGGTCTCACTATATTCGCTGGTTTGAAAGTAAAAAATAAATCATTTTTGAAATAATAAAACATAATTATAACAAATATAATTACAAATATGTTCAGAACAACATTCATTAAATATAATCCTTTTTTTTTTGCTTATAATTAATGAATCCTGGACTTCTAAAATGGATACACGTTATTCTCATATTCTACCCTTATGTTAACCTTTTCACATCTATTTTTGATAAAGCAACATTAACTATTTTTTTAACAACGTTCACGCATTGGTATTTTATCAAAAACGAATGTTTTATCTCTTACATTTGCAAGAAGCTTAAAGATCCAGAATATAAATTAGGAACTGTTACAGACGCTACAGACATTGTCGAAATTTTGGGAAGACCATTCCTGGGATTGATGCTCGGTCTAAACGTAATCATAATGAGCAAGATCGTTTTAAATAAGAAATATATACCATTGTCCTTGTGGATTTCGTTCATAGTTTTCCACAATTTTCATGAAAAAACTAAAAGATTAAAAAAGGTTACAGCAAATATTATGAGATTACTCGGAACTTATTTAGTATGGAAACTTAATAAACCAATGTTATTTATTCTATTAGGTATTGTTTCAGGTATCCAATACATGGATTTCAAAACGGACAGTGACGTTCGCTAAGTTTAGCATGCGTTTTAAACGCTTTCTTCATTTCTTGGATCCGCACATGTTTTGTGCTGTACACTTGCTTCTTGAATCGTTTCTTCAAATCTGCGACGCGTTTGCTACGCATAGAAGGGTCTTTTTCCATTTGCACATCCATTGCTTTTTGGAATATTTTTTTATTCTTTAGGGATAAATTAGGGATATTATATTATGAAGAATTTAACAAAAGTTCAAATTATAAGTCTAAATAACAGAACAAAAAGAATCATCGAGTCAGAAGTATCTCGTCAAGTTGACGCTAGTCTCAGATATCATCGCATGTCAATAAGAACAACACCTCCAAAAAATATTTCAGCTCCCTACTCAGTTTTGATAATAAATTTTGTGATTTTGGCTTCACTTGTAATAGGGGGGTGGAAATTTATGAACAGTAATGTGTGGACAGAATCTGTAAGCGAAGACGGTCGTGTACAATTTATTTTTTACTTTTCAAAACTATTGAAGAATATTCTCATATTCAGCAAATATATTGCTAAAAGAGTACCTGGTATATACGGTGCTATTTCGTCTATGATTCCAACATGGACTATGGTAAAATTGAAACGAATAAGCGAAGGAGGAGTTACAATGAACGATCTAAACCCTTTGAAACTACAAAGTAAAAACGTGCAAGCCATAGCTACAGCTGCAATGATAGGATTCGCAACAAATAGAACACAGACTTCAGAAACTATTCTAAACTCATCTATAAGCATGTTAACAAAAGTGAACGGGATGACAAAATCACAAATCCGCAAAGCTTTGATTTATACGAATAGAAATTTGCAAATATCTGGTCAAATTAACAAGATTATAAGACAGGTGCTAAAAAACATAGGAATAGTAATAGGATATTTAATGTTTCAAAGTATAGAGAGTGGAAAAGAAGCTTATAATACAATAAAAAGGTCTAAACGACTTGCTATACAAAATAGGCAGTAAATATAAATTTTTGAATTATTAAATAGTATGATTATCTATTGGACGTTAGGTAAAACTGACAATATTAAATTCGAATACGCTACAAAAGAAGAGCAAGATCTAATGAAACAACAAGTTCACTTCTGCGAATCAGAAAACTTAACATGCATACAACATCGCGGTCACCACCCTAGCCATGTAGAATATAAATTAACAGATAAAATTAGTGGACATACATACACTGGACTTGTAACTTCTTGGCTTCACACGCACGGGGAATATTGCATGTATTGGCCACACAATAACGTTTACTAATGGTAATGTCATCATCTGGTCCGTGGGAATATGGGAATATGAAAGCTGGTATAGTGATGACTCTGAATCACATCGATACGGACAATTTGAAAAATGGCGTAAGGGCTGTTTTGAAAAATACAAGACTGTCGCGTAATCTCTTTTTCACACCAGCGGCACGTGAAATATTCAATATCTCAAGCGATGAAAGAGCTCAAAGGAATAACGGATAAGAAGGAATTGTACAAGTTTATTCTCAAATTGGGGTTAGCACACCCGAAGGGTGTACGCGCGTTGAAAAACTTTGCAGGATGTGCGGGACGAAGAACCGGTCCTACATCTGTTGGAAATAGAATGACTGCGGCTCATCAGCTGAAACACGCGGGATTGCCTTCAAATGTTATAACCAAGATTTTACCACCGCGCAATTTTAACTCTTCTCATCTTGAGGTGCTTCCATAACGTCTGAAAGCTTCTATGTACCTTGAAAATGTAATGAAATTTCTTTATTGACAAAGACGACTTTAGAATCTAACTTTACTTTACACCACTTATATTGACATAATTTGGAAATATGAGTTGTAATCTAATGTATATCCATTGTATAAACAATAATAAAGTTACAATAAGTAACAAGTCTGACCAATGAATATACATATACCAAATAGTAATGTTTAATTTATATGTATTCATTTTTTTAGATCTTGTCTATTATGCTAGTTGAATAGTTAAAGAAATAGGTGTTATCTTTCAAAATGATCGTTTATATGTGTAAACCAACATATTTTAACGTAGTTCATAAAGATCTCAACGTTCATATGACCATGGAAAATCCTGTAAATATCGTGGAAGCTCATAATCAGTACTCAAATTTACTAGAACTTTTATTGCAATTTGATATCAAAATAAAATTCATTTCAGAAAGACACGGACTCGTTGATATGGTATTCGCAGCAAATGCAGGACTTATCCACGACAATATGTGCATCGTGAGTAATTTCACGGCGATTCCTCGTCGGCAAGAAATGCGAATATACGAGGAATATTTTCAACAACATTATGATGTGGTCATTCCAAATAGTAAATTCGAAGGAGCGGGCGATGCTCTATTTAGTCACAATAAATCAGTTCTTTGGATGGGGTTTGGATTTAGAACTGAAAAAGAAGCAATGAATGAAATTACTTTTTCAAATATTTCCATTCAATCTTTGTGTTTAATCGATTCAAGATTTTACCACCTGGATACGTGCTTTTGTCCCATGGACGATTACTTAATGGTCTACCTTCCAGCATTTACTCGAGAATCTCAAGCCATTATAAAAAGAGCGTTCGAGGGAAGAATCATTTCTGTGGAAGAAGAAGACGCCGTAAACTTTGCATGTAATTCGTTTTATATTTCACGAAAAGCCTACGTGATAGGGCATAAGTATAGCAACAAATTAAAAAATGAATTGGCGGATATAGGAATTACAGCGCTCGAAACGAATATGTCAGAGTTTTTGAAAAGTGGAGGATCTGTGAAGTGTTGTATTTTGAACTAAGATATCATTAGCGATAACCAAAACCCCATTGCAACTCTTCCCACTGCCGTTTCAAACTTTTCATATTTATCATCCTTTTCTTGTTCAAAATCGTAGGTCATCATAGATACTGTACTGATAATAGAAATTGTTGTTAATACGTATAAAGCGCATGTAGTGGGGTCATGAAACATTTGATAATCTAGTGTTTTATGTGTATTTGTAAAGATTCCCAATGATATCATGGGTCCTGCTGAAGCTGCTCTTCCATTTACTCGTTCAATTAAATGAAATAATTTCGGTTGATTTATAATTCTTCGAAACGGTTTTACAACAATTACATTTTTGGACATTTATGTTTATTTATATTTTATATTTGGACATTTATTTATATTTTCTGAATAATTGATGGCGCAATTAAACGTCTCCTTTTTAAAATACAAAAGTAGCTTCAATGTTCATCATCTTTCGAATTTATAGCTTCAGACATCTTCTTGTATCCCCAAAAATCATATTTATTAAATTTTGGAGCTTTTGGACCTTTTTTACAAATTCCATAAAGATTCCTGTAATTATCTCTTTTTATTCCTCTATTGACTATATAATAAAAAGGGTTATAATCTTTCTGAGTATCTGAATCAAAATACATATCCGACATCATATCTAAATCTTCATACGTCAGATTGCATTCAATTAGGTATTTCCAAGCATAATGATGACAAATATTAACTTTTGTAATAAATTCAAAATATTTTTGTGGTACAAATATCATGGTATCATTAATTCTTGGATGGCCCTTGATAAGATGTTTAGGTTGATAACATACTGACGGGAATAATATTGTTTTCATACGCGGATTAAAAAGTTCCATAAATGGATCCTTTAAAAACAAATCTATTCTCATACATAATATGAAATCAAAGGTTTCATTTAAATTTTCGATTTCATTCAATCTATTAATACATCCATGAATCAATCCATTTGCACCTATTAAATTTACATGAAAATGATTCTCGAGTAATACATTGTCATATATTTCGACAAGAGAATCATCATACTGAGTTGTATAACTATTAATGCTAACTACCATATCAATATTGAATGTTTCTTTCAAATGTTTTATAAATTTCATATGACTGTGCGCTGCTTGTATTTGCGGTTCGTACGATTCAGGAAAACCACGTTTACGACTATGTTGTCCACCGGACCTAAAAGATTCTCCAAATAAGATCAATAATGAATTCATATCTGTAAATTAGTTCATCTTTTTAACTTTGCGATTCAACTGCTTTTCTCGTCTTTTGTAGAATTTTTTGATTATTATATATATTTCTTTTGACCTTGGTTCTCTGTTCCCTCTTGAATTTAGAATCTTCGTCTCCTATGTCTTCCTCTAACCTGGTTATCGCTCTCTCGTACGGATTAAATTTACCATCGTCGTTATCCATATACGCCGCCGTCGTCAAGTGATCCGTCACGTTATCCATCACTTTATCTATAATATC